TGATGGAATAACCTTTTTAAACTGTAATTTGAAATGTCTAGTTGTTTACCAGATAACAGTTCTATAATCATAGGTTTACTCCTTTCGATAATGCTTTAATATTTGTGTAATTATTTTGTAGCTCTGAGACCGTGTTAAATGTTACTTCTGCTATCACTTGACCGTCTAACATGATTGGGGCAGGGTTTACGTTTATTATTTGAGGTTGATTCATTCTGGACATAGTTTTAGCAATACCATCACCAATTCCGCCTAATACTTTTGCTGTAAGAGGTAGAATGGCTTCTGCTCCGGCTTCGCCGCCAACCATTAAATTATTCCCGTTAATCCCGAACGCTGTAGGATTGGTCATGATACCACCTTTTGCATACCAATCTATACCGATTTTCGGCACACTTGGAGGATTCAAACTGAAACTACCAGTCATTTTAAAGTGAGGCATCTTAGGCATAGTGATTTTAGGGAATGAAAGTTTCAATCCAGAAAAGAAGCCTTTAATCGAATCTATAGCCGACTTGATAGCGTTTTTTGCTGCTTCTACCGGCTTCATCATCGCATCCTTAACGCTATTAAACTTAGATGTTACAGTAGATAGAACAGTACCTACAGAAGACGAAATCCAATCTTTTATAGCTGTGAATGCTTTATTTACGCTATCCTTAGCACTATTTACGGGGGTCATAATAAAATCTTTTATCTTATTCCAAGAATCAGATGTGAATTTAGCTATATTATCCCAAATTGATTTAATATTATCCCCAAGAGTCTTAAATACGCCTTTCAGAGTATCACCAAATAACTTAAACACTTTCAGAATTTTACCGATAAACCAAAGTTCTACTAGATTCCAGATTGCTTGAACAACTCCAGAAAGTATATCCTTGATACCATCCCACATCTTCTGCCAATCTCCAGTTAGAAGTCCAGAGAAAACTTTAATGATACCTTGTATAATTTTTATAACACCTTCAATAATGTTCTTTATGTTATTCCATGCATCCTTAACGACATCAACAACAACGCCTAGAACAACTTCAAATACAGTTTTAATACCATTCCATAAATATGTTACTGCCTGTTTAATCTGTTCACCATTTTCATTCCAATACTTCTTTATTTCCACTAGTTTCTCTTTTATAAAATCAACTACAAACCCTAAGACTTTTACTACTACATCTTTAATTACTTTGAAGGTTGAATCAACTATATTTCTAAATCCTTCAAAGTGGGTATAAGCATATATCAGAGCGCCTACTAATAGAGCTATTCCTGCTATTATTAAGGTAATGGGAGATGTCAATAACGTCATAGCTCCGGCTAGTAATCCTGCACTAGTGGTTATTACCATCAATACAGGCGCTAAAGCCATACACACTCCTACTACAGTTGCAATAATTCCTGCTATAGCAATTAAGATTGCTACTAGAGTAGTATTCTCAGAAGCCCAATTAGCTATCTTAGCTATTACTAAAGCTATGTTTGCAAGTAAGGGGGCAAATGCTTCTTTAACATTACCTATAGCCTTAGATAAGGCATAAGCAGGGTCCGCGTTCAATTTATCAACGTCCCCATTAAGCTTGTTTTGCATATCACTAGCTGTTTTCATATGGTCAGACATATTGAGAATAGTATTACTAATATTTTCTCCTTGGTCTTCCCACATAGTACCAAATATTTCCACTCCGAGAGCATTACGAGACGTTTCATCTTCAACGCTCATCAGCATCTTAGTCATTTCTTGGAACGCTTTATTACCTTCATCTCCGCCTTTGGCAATAGCTATACCTAAGTCTATAAACTTTTGTTCTGTGAATCCTGCACCCTCTACAGCTTCTTTTTGTGCGTTAGTTAAACCTTGTCCAAATTCTGATGCTCTAATACGACCTTCTTTTAAGCCATCTAAGAGGTTATCAATATTCCATGTACCAGTTTCAACACCTGCTGACATAATCGCCTGCACTTGCTCAGCATCAAATCCTGCACGTTGTAGTTGTTGACCATATTCTGCAATAATATCTAATTGCTCCGGTGGGAATCCTACACTTAATAATTGGTTGGTTAATGCTAATGCGTCCTGTTGTGATATACCAAGTTCTTTCCCTATTTCATGTGTCTCTTGGATTAACTCTTTAAAGTCGATTTCCTTATAAGCTTTGGAAACCATAGATGCGCCTGTAATAATCTTCTGATTCGTTTCCATAGATGCATCTTTATTAAGTGCCATCTGTCTACGTACACCTTCATAAGCACCCTCTTCATCACCAATAGCAGAGGTAACCTCCATAATAGATTGTCGTACAGCTTTACTATCAGCTTCATTGAGGTTCATAGAGATGTCTATGTTAGTGTTTAATGTAGATACATCTAGTGCTTGCTGAAATAATCCTGCAATTCCACCACCAGCAGCTAAACCACCTGCAACGCCTTTTAACTTGTCGCCAAAGCCGTTTACTGCATTACCTGCATCGTCTGCTTCATCTGCTATTCGTCCTAAATCTTGTCTTATATCATTTAGACTTGAACCTGCATCGGCATTGCGTAAAGCATTACGCATTTGGTCAATATCCGCACTCGCACCTAAAGCATGACGCCCCATTAACTGTAATGCCCTGCCCATTTGGTCTGCATTTGCGGATCCCTCGCGAATCGCATTTGTTAATCTTGAACCTAATACGTCCGCAAAATGATCAACTTCTGTTCCTGTTGCTTTAAAGAATGTAGTAAGTTCATTAGTGCTTTGTGCAAGTCTCGTTTGATCTGCTACAGAGGACGCTATTTGATTTTCATATGCTTTTAATTGCGCTTCTGTTGTGGATAGTTCCCGCTGAAACGCTCGATATTGTTCCACTCCAAGATCGCCGTTTCGGAATTGTTCTTCTACTTGTGATTGTGCTTGTTTAAGAACTTCTAGACGCTTGCTTGTCGACTGTACTGCTTCTGTAAGGACCTCTTGACGTTGTGCAGCCAATTCAACATTACTAGGATCAAGTTTTAATGCCTTATCAACTGCTTTTAACTCATTCGTAAGGGATTTGGATTGTTTATCTACATCTTTTAAAGCGCTTGTTAATTGCGTTGTGTCCGCACCTAAAGAGATAGTAATACCTTTGATATTATTTCCTGCCATTTACTTTTCTCCTTTCCTTAAAAGTAAAAAGAGAGTGTACAGTGTACACCCTCCATTTATTACGCTCTCAACAGATCAATATCGGATTGTGTGGCTTTTCTAGCTGTTTCTTCTGGTGGATGAATCATATCTGCGTATCTCTGTATATGATCCAACACCATCCCGATAGACATTAAATCTATTTCAAATAAATCTAGCTTAGACATCTTCACCATTAGTATATAATCTGTTGTCGTGAGCGGCTCGTCGTCCTTCTTTTTTACTTTTTTAGCGTTTTTTTTGGTTGTGTTGTGAAGTTTGCTTGAATTAAAGGTAATAGTTCTTGAATTAACTCAAATACAGGGAACCCATCTTCGAATGAATCAAGCCACTCCTCCATTGGCGGTATTTCTGCATTCGCCTTTTTAGCCATTACATAACACATGCGGTAAAACGCGGTGAAGTCCGGCTCTCCGCCATTTAACTCGCGCTCTAGTTTAATAAACTCGGAAAGAAAATCTTTCCCATACATTGATAGGTATGTGACTGGTGTTGAGCCAGTGATCTTGAATAATACTTCTTTTTCACCAATTTTAATTAATTTTTCTGCCACAAGAATTGATTCCTCCTATTAAGGTCCTGTAATTACTTTTGGCTCCACGACTGCATTATAGAAACCGTTATAAATCGCTTGATCTGTCGCATCCCCAGTAGACCATTTAATAGCTTTATCGCTTGTACGCGGTTTCGCTGTGAATGTTAACTCGTTTGGTGTAATCTCAATTGATTCTGCAACTGTTGCCGCCGATTGATTTGGACGCGCTACTGTTACATCATAGTAAACAAAACGTGAAGCTTGCGTATCGCCATCGACTTCAAATAATAAGGCAATATCAGAAGGTTTAGCGTCAGACGATTCTAGAAGACCGCCATTTACTAATTTTTCCCCTAATACTTCTGTACGGAATTGCTCCGTAATTAATGCAATGGATAACGTACCTTCGTAACCTGTGTTTGAGTTACGAGAGAAGTAAATACCGTTATCAGCGTAGAAATTCATCGGTTCGCCTGTAGGATTCATTTCAAGTGAAACCGCACCTTCTAGGCGTACTGGCTTACCATATGTGTAAGTCCCATCTTCCTCTCGTGTAATTACTGCGTAATGCACGTTTGTTAGTCCATACTGAACTCGATTTTTAGCCATAAAATTCTATCTCCATTTCTATTAGTTTATAAGTGTTATAAAATAGGTGCGTTGGAATAAATCCTCTGCCACTATGAACAATTCGTTTGTGTCGTAGAAGATCCCATACTCATCCAATAAATCTTCTACTTTACTTTCCATCTTTAAATCCTTCTTATCGCTGTACAACTCAATACGATAATTCTTCACCTTTTTCCACACTTGGTTATCTGCTCCATAATTATCGGACTCTTCTTCTTGGTAGATAATGAAGGGTGGTTTTGGTACTGGATTGGTCTTACTTTCTTTAAAGTGACTATAGGCAACTGGATAACCTAAACCGCCTAATAATGTAGCCAATTCACTCAGCTTCAATTGCCTTGCACCGCCTGTCTCACTAATTCTTCAAAATCACGGATCGCTCGCTGTTCCACCGGTTTAATATGTGGTTGTGCTTGTGTACGTCCGCCATTACGTAATGCGTGACCCTTCTCTAGTAAATGAGTTAACTGATAATCTGTGGCATTGTGTATTACGTAGTTTTGACCGACTTTTTTTACTCGCCAACCTTTGGCATAATCGCCTGTGTATCCTACTGGTGAAGTCGTTTTTAATTTCTCCATGCTTTTCTTGGATACTTTTTTAGCTGCTTCTTCCGCATCTGCTGCTACTACATGTGCATATCGTTCTAGTTGTTCCATTAATGCATTATTAAGCTGTGTTAGATCAATTCCATTAGCCATTACGCACCAACTTTCAATTCACAATACAACTCCATATTTTCGCCTGTTTCATAGGTACGATAGATTGAATATCGTTTCTCATTAAAGAGAAGCAATGACTCTTCATCGTAATCAATTAAACGAACAGTGAAGACGTATTGAGGTTTAAATCCATTTTGCCCGGCGTTAAAAAATTCAGATTGTGAAGCACTTTTCTTATTTGCGAATACTAAACGATTACTTTCAATCTCAATCTCTTGATGCAGTTCATCTTTAATAATGTCAAAACTGACTAACTCAATAACGTCTTTGAACATCATTTTTTATATTCCTCACTTAGCGCCAAGTGCCGTTTAAGTGACTCATAACTTTCTTGGTACTTCTCACTCTCTTTATTCTCTAAACCAAATTGTGCCTTTGAGTAAAGAGTAACCGCCCGTGAAATCAATTTATCATCAGTCATAGTATTCGCTTTAATCCCTGAAAGTTCCATGTCTGCTAGTGCCGCATCAATTAGATCATTAAGCTCATCGTCAAAATATTCATTTGTTATTCTTAGTGCTTTCCGTATTTTCTCCAACATCGTGATCACTCACTTTCTTTTGTCGAGTGCTTCCCTTTTTTTGTGTTGGTTTCTTTAACGTTTCTGTGTTTGGATTTGGTAAGAGGAAACCCAACTCATGTAAAGATTCAACCCGTGTATAGTCCTCACTAATAAAAAGGGAGGCAGGCAAGTGTAATTCGCCTGACTCCTTATCAATGAAAGACTTCAATACTAGATGTTTCAAAGTCATCAACTCCTATTTACTTATGCCTTTGGCGCAAGTACTACTAATGCTTTTTCTGCCGTAACTGCACCGTCCATAATCGCATGTCCTAAGAACTGCGTTGTACGTGCTTTAAGGTCTTTGTCTGTTTCAATCGTAATGCCTTTTACGGTATTGACTACATAACCCTTGTTCGCATTACCGATAACAATCACGCCATCTGGAACGCCACCATCCACTTTAACAGCTTGACCGAATAAACGACCCACACCGCCTGCTGTTACGTCTGCAATAAATAACGGTTTACCATCCGCTGACATGATGTTCGCGAGGTTATTCCATACTGTCGCGTTGTTAGCATAGATTGCTGAACCGTTAGCGTATTGAGAAGCAACTTTACCTAACGCACTTGTAAGATCGCCATATTTCAGACCTGCTGTTGCATCGTACTCAACCACTTGACCCGCTGTTTTAAGTGGCGCAATAGCCCCTTCAAATTCAGTCGTACCATTACCAGTAAATACTTTTGATCCAACGACTGCACCGATACGATCAACTAGCTCTTGTTTCAGATAGTTCATGAATGCTGTAATAGACATGGCTTCCACTTTGAAGGATACTTCGATTAACTTTGCAACTTCTTTACCAGTTAAACGTACTTCAACAAATTCGTTTTCTTCTACTGCTGTTGCTTCTTTTTCGCCGTAGAATTTCGCATCTCCAGAAGTGATTGCTTTGTGTTTTGGTAAAGTTAATGTACCGTTGTATGCCATTTTGCGTGCATCACCAAAGAAAGGATATTGTTCAGATACAAGACCAATAATTTCTTCCATTGTATGCTGAGGAATAACAACTTGGTTATCTTCTGCATACGTAACATTTTGCATTTCGATATTTGTTAATTCTTGCCCCATTACTGTTTTAGCAAAGGCATTTTCAAGTAATACCTCGTTTGATAATTTTACTTCTGCTACTTCAACTTTTGTCATATTAGATAGTGCCCCTTCAGCGATTGATTTGTTTTCTAATGATACTAATTCCTGCTCTTTTAAAGCGTTGAGGTTCGCAAGCTGTACTTGTACCGCCTCGTATTTGTTATCTAATTCCGTCACTGCCGCCATTTTTACAGCTGCGTCTTCGAATTTCGATTCGTTAATTAATTCTTCTGCTTCCATAACTAAACCTGTACGCTGCTCTTTGTAGTTTTCTAATTTCATAATGTATTAATCTCCTTT